GAAACTTATATCAGAATGGAATTATGGGGAAAACAAAGTCATGTAGAAGAATTTTCTTATACTAATATTGTAGGCACAGAAATAACAAAAACTTTTTCTACATATAGTGTAGATGAAGAAGATTTAATTGCATTCTATATTCAAAAGAACGGAAAAAGACCAGCACTTAATAGGACAAAAGGTGGAAATTAAAAAATGACAGTATTAGATACAAAAAATAAGAAACATCATACTAAAGCAAAGATGTTTTTAGATCCATCAGGCGGTCCTGTTGTACAAAGGTATGACACACTAAAGTATAAACAGTTTGATAAACTAACTGATAAACAGTTGGGCTTCTTTTGGAGACCAGAGGAAGTTGATATCCTTAAAGACGCAACCGACTTTAAAAATCTTACAGACTTTGAACAGCATATTTTTACAAGTAATTTAAAGCGACAAATCATACTTGATAGTGTACAAGGTCGCTCACCTAATTTGGCTTTTCTGCCTATAGTGAGTCTGCCAGAATTAGAAACCTGGATAGAAACTTGGGCATTTAGTGAGACTATTCATAGTAGAAGTTATACACATATTATCAGAAACATATATCCTGACCCGAGCAAGGTTTTTGACGAAATGTTAGACATACAAGAAATATGTGATTGTGCTGACAGCATTACAGAAAATTATAACAAACTAATTGAATATAATCTTTTAAGAGACAAAGGTTATAAAACATATGATGAGTATGAACACAAGAAACGAATATGGTTAGCATTGATGAGTGTGAACATATTAGAAGGTGTACGTTTTTATGTATCCTTTGCTTGTAGTTGGGCATTTGCTGAACTTAAAAGAATGGAAGGCAATGCTAAAATTATTAAACTAATTGCCAGAGACGAAAATGTTCACTTAGCAAGTACACAACAAATGCTTAAATTCTTGCCTAATGACGACAAAGACTTTGAGAAAATAAGAAAAGAAACGTATGCAGAATGCACACAGATGTTTATTGATGCTGTAGAACAAGAAAAGATTTGGGCAGACTATTTGTTTAAAGATGGTAGTATTATAGGTCTTAATGCAGAGTTGCTAAAGCAATATGTAGAGTTTATTGCGGCCAAACGAATGCACGCCGTAGGACAAGAGAAGATATATAATAGTGGTACTAACCCATTACCTTGGACTCAAGCATGGATTACAGGTGGATCAGTACAAGTGGCACCACAAGAGACAGAAATATCATCATACGTTATAGGTGGTACCAAACAAGACGTAGATGACAAAACATTTAAAGGGTTTAGTTTATAATGTACACAGACATATTAAAAGCAGGATTAGGAAAAGTAGTTTCAGTTAAAACTACTGCTGGTATAGAGTTAATAGCAACACTAATGGGTTACGATGATAAAAATTTAAGTTTAACATTAAGTAAACCAAGATTAGTTGTTGTAGCAGAAGAGTCTATAGCAGTAGTACCATATACGTTTACTAGTAAATCAGAAGAAGTATATATTTTAAGAGAACAATACTTATCAGTAGATATTGCATTAGAAAATAGTTCTACAGATTATTTAAAATTATTAGAAGATAGTCAAACATAGTAGATAAATAATACTATGCCTAAAGTAGCAAGATTCATGGATATGGCCGGAACTGGTGTTATACAAAACACCAAAGTTACTTCTGTGATAGTTGAAGGCAGACCTATCGCTACATTAGGCGATATAGTTTCTACACATGGTGAAGCACCACATATTGGTGCTAGTTTAGTACTTGGCTGTTCTTTAACAGTTTTAGCAGAAGGCCAACCTGTTGCTATGGTTGGTACCAAAGCAACTTGTCTGCATTCCGTTACTATGGGAAGTTTTACAGTCAATGTAGGACTCTAATGTCCAATCTAGTTTCTGTACGTGGTCCTCACGCCAGAAATACTAGCAATATAATAAGAATACAATGGAACATGGGTAACTCATGTAATTACTCTTGCGAGTATTGTCCTCCTATCTTACATGATGGTTCTAAGCCCTGGTTAAGCAAACAGCAGTACATAGACGCAATAACACGTCTGTCAACGCATTACAGCTCTTTAGACAAACAGACAGAGTATGAGTTAATAGGTGGTGAGGTTACTGTTATTCCTGGCTTTGAAGACATAATAAAAACTATAAGTGAACACAATAGTAGCAGTATCGTATACAGTAATGCTAGTAGAACTGTAAACTGGTGGAGTAAGGCTAAACAATATATGGACAGGGTAGTTTTAACATACCACCCACAAACACAAGATTCCGAGCATTTTAAATCCGTTATAAATGAGATAAAGGATTATGTACATATAGACATAAACATTGCAGGAATAAGCGGAGATGTGCTCAGAATGGGCGAATTTGCAGAGGAAGTGCGTGACTTGTTTAAAGATTGTGATCACAACAACTATAATATGGTGAGTATATGTGTTAAAACCATGTATAAGAAGCTCTTAGGACGCCAGAACAAGCAGGAAACATATTGGGAATATACTGCAGAAGAGCAAGAAGTATTACAACGCCCTGGAATAAAAGCACAAATATTACCTGAACGGATAGTAGAAAATATACCTGGTGCTGAGTATGTCCCAGAACCTGAGCCTGATCCAAATGCCTGGATGACTGAATTTTTGTATGACGATGGTACTGCAGAGTATGTGCAAAGCCATCAAATTATAGATAAAAGACTAAATTCGTTTCAGGGCATGAGATGTCATTTAGGCTTTGAAAGTCTTAATATAGATGCAAGTGGAGATATGTATAGCAGTTGGTGTGGTGCATTAAACTTTGGAAACATAGCAGACGATAAATGGAGTTTACCTCAGACAAAAACAACATGTCCTTACATATTCTGTAATAATATAAGTGATATATCTATAACAAAAACTTTAAATTGATTCCTTTTCGCCATATGCAAAATTGCTTAATATAGACAAAATAGATTTTTGATACTGATTATTGGAATCAAAATCTTTTATAGTCCAATCATTTAGGTAGGTGTTAGTAATAATATTCCTATCTTCTATACTATCAAATATATGTCCTTTTACACTTATAGATGTTTGAGTTGGAAAATCGTTGTTATAATCTATTTTATATACATTGGCAGACTCTATACTTTCGCCTAGTGGTGGTTTAACATAGTTCTTTAATAAATGATATCCCACCATAGTTTTTTCTGGTATAAAATCGTTAGGTAATCCAGATAGTGTTTCGTAAGTATAATCATTTATATTAAACTCCTGTAATCCGTATATATCATATAGCCATTTGCCGCTTTGTGTTATTATGTGATTTATATTTACATGAACTAGTGGTCCGTGTACAAATTCTACTTCTATTTTATCTGAATACTCATACACATTATTAACGTCTTTTAAATTTTCTTTATAAACGTTGTACTGTAATTTATTGCAATATTTTAAATTACTAAGTAATTTATTAAAATCATTTTCAGGGTAAAACAAATGTGCAGTATCTGTAAAGGCATAAAGTTTAAATAGATAGTAAACATCAAGACCATCTAATAAATTAAAGTTATCTGAAAATCCGTTAGTAACACAAATTACTTGAATATTATTTTCTTTGCAGAATATACATAATTTTTTAATATGTTTATACTCTAAAGGATCTCCAAACACAGACTCTAAAATAATTTGATCAGGATTTATCTTATTGATGTATTCTAATAATTTAGATATGTTTAAATGCTCTTCAGCAATGTCTCTTTTACCAAATCTATGAAACAAGAAACTTCCTTGTGATTCAATAGAAGTAAACATACTGTTTTTTGTTGTGACATCTATAAATATTTGTTTCATATCAGTATTTACTACTCAAAAAAAAGCCAGTCACTATGAACTGGCTTTAAGAATTTGTTTTAATTACTCTTTAGTAGCATTAAAGTTTACAACTTGGTCATATGTTGTATTGTCACTATCGTAATAATACTCATTTGCTGTATCAATTTCATCTGCACTTGTTGTATATATGCCTATTGAAAACTCTTCAACTAATACTGTACCGCTAACTTCACCTCTAACTGCAAAGTGATATACTCCTGGTACTGTAACACCTGTCATATTTGCTGAAGTATCAACACTAATAAGTCCATTAGTATTAAATGTTGCAAATGGTGGGACTGGACTAAAGTTCATAACACTTACGTTACTTGCACTAGCATTAATCTCAACATTTGCTGTAGCAGTTTGACCGGATGCAACTGTAAGTACTAAACCTGAAGGTACACTTGCTAATTGTAAATCACCTACTTGAGGACTCACACCAATTGATTTTTTAAGATTTGCTTCAGTTTGTCCTGTAGCAGTAAGTAGTCCAGCATCAAAAGTTACTGACATACCTCTACCTGTTATAGCACCTTCGGCAACCATATATGATTTAATAGTTCTTGCATCTGCACTAGGATATAAATCAATATATTGTAATGATAAACCGCCTATTTGTGCCGCGGCAACTGATGTACCATCTGATGTTGTATAAGCACTATTGTCTGAAGTATTAATAATTGATACATCATCTGACATTCCAAAAATATCTACTTCTGGGCCTAAGTTAGAACCATTTGTGCCTGTAAAGAAGCCAACTTGTAAACTTGCATTATGTCCACCAACGGTCATAACACTATCTAAACCTGCTGGAGAGTAAAAGTCAACGTCTCCACCATTATTACCTGCTGAACAAATAATTACTAAGTTATTATCTTCTAGCTCGTTAAATTTAGCATCTAGCAAACTGTTTTTTGCTGTTGTCCAACAAGCCACAACTGTTTTAGTTTGGCTTGGTGTATTTGCATTATGATGAACTAATATTGCTTCAAGAGCATCTACCATTCCACCAATTGTTCCTGTATAAGGGTTAGCATTCATGGCTCTTACATTGTGTAATGTTGCATCTTTGGCTGAACCAATGTTTGCACCAATAATTAAACTAGCCATTGCAGTACCGTGACCATCTGCGTCTGCAAAATCTGTAGTAAATGCAGTATATAAATTATTTACAGTTCTTCCTGAAAACTCGTCATGGGTAGTATTTACACCTGTGTCTATAAGGTATAGATGCTCTCCTGCACCTGTACTACTTGGATTATATGCTGTAGCAGTTGATCCTGCATCATTACAAAGCATCTTTAAATGAGCAGTATTAAAAGAAGGTGTTACTACTGCTTCAAAATTGTATGCTTCTGTATGCTGTTTCCCTGCAATAGCCTCCATTTGTTCTGATGTACTTTCAATTTTATATGTTAAATTAAAACTGTACGTTTTAGTGACCGTTGCACCAGCATCTGTAATGGCTGTTACTGCCGCAGTATTATCAGCATGTGCGGAAGGGTCCATTGTTACGATATACTCTGCCATTTTGTAAACTCCTGATTAAAATAATTTGATAACTATATTATATACAATGTATTTATCATTATCTGCATAATACTATATTAAAATATGAGCATAAACTATAATATTAAACTTGGTACCCAGCCTGGAATGGAAATAGATTGTTCTATGGAGCATTATGTAAAAGTTTTTGCCAAAGAGACAGACAAAACCTTAATAGAATGTATAGGTGACATTTTACAGGATAAAAACCATGTACATTTGTGTTTGAGTGGAGGATTAGATAGTCAGTTCAGTTTACTATATTGTTTAGAACTAGGCAAAACTGTCACAGCATATACATATAGATCTATCTGGAAAGACACAATACTTAATATTGAAGATGTTTATATTGCAGAACAACTTGCAAAAAAACATGGCTTTAAGCATCATATAATTGATATAGACTTGTTTGACTTTTATGAAAAACGAAAACATTTTGACTATGGTCCTAAATTTTTAAATAATAGTCCACAACTGTCAGTACATTTTTATTTTATAGAATTATTAAAAAATAAGTTTAACATAGATCATATATTACTTGGCGGCGATCCTCCAGTATTGAGATATAAAGAAATAGCAGACAAAAGTAAAAAGATATCTATTGTAGGAGAAAACTTCCTACAGGACGTAATGGCACCTTATTACTTTTTTTGTGAAAGCATAGGAGTAGAATGCATAAGAGATGTTTATTTTCATAGTCCTGAAGCAGTTTATAAAAGTTACATGAACAATATAGATGTTTTAAAAAATCAAGGTGTCTATGCTAGTACTATTAAACATCATAATGTCACTGAAAGATATATGAGCGATACTTACATGTACAAATATGCATATTACAAAAATATTATACCAAACTTGATGCCACAACGAAGCGAAACAACTGGATTCGAAAATTTAAAAAAATTATTAGCAACTGAGTCAGGAATATATAACCAATATGATAAATTATATAGAGATCCTCAAATTGCAATAGAGACAAAATCTGTACAGGCAAGAGGATTGCAACGACGATATGCCAATGCTGAATTACAGGCAAAGTATGCCGAAAACAAAAAATCTAGACTAGGGAGATTTAGTAGAAACTTTAAATACTCCCCACTTATTTCAGATATCTACATAAAATATCTAACATATATAGAAGAAAATGAACTAGAATGTATTAACAGATATACGTTCGATTTCTAAATCGCTCAAAAATAACCTATTATCTATACTATTCAAACATCGGTGCATAAATACTCTTTATAAAGTAATATAGATTACTTTTATAACCTCCATTACACAGATATGAAGAATTTAGTTTGTATATGGTTAGTTTGCACCATCCAAGTAAACGACCAATTGTACGGCGCTCTAAGAAGTGTGAGGGAAATAACGACTTGGAGTATAGTAGGTGAGCCGCAAAAGAATTAATAAAATACAAGACCAGTTGGAAACTCTGGCCTTGATGTCGATTTTTGTAATAAGCATTCTTGCTATTGCTCCGATATCATAATAGATAGATAGAGAATAGAAAAAGAAATGAAGACGATAGCACTAACGATTATAGATAAATCAGGCATATTAAAAAAAGTTGATCAAAAAGTAGAAGCATTATGTTATGCAATGCTTTGGGGATCTTGGTTTTTATGTTTGACACAATTATTTTAATCATATGAAAAAATTAAAAGAGATAATCTTTTTATACTGGATACTACCATGGGCACCAATACCTTACAAGTAAGAGAAGCAACACCTAACGAACAAGCAGAGTGGTTTGAAACGGACTTTTTTATGAAAGGCGACTTTGATGTAATGAAAATGTTTGTGGTAATACCAGCAATTATCCAGATTGTAGTGTTTGGTATGATGTTAGCCGTCATGTATTTAAATACCTTTCTCTTTTGATCAACGAAGCAATAAAGGCCGTCATTGGCGTGGGAAAAAATGGCGGTCAGTTTCAACCCTCCCCTTCGCGAATTATTCTATTCGCATTTTTAGTAGCAAGTTTATTTTTAGGCACAATCGCATTGTTACTTACATTCGCTAGTATTATAACTTGACAATCATAAAAGTTATTGTATAATAGCATTTTCAGATAAGTATAGATATGAGTTTTGTAGTAGGTAGTCCTTGTGTTGGGTGTAAAGACACAAAATGCGTAGAGGTTTGTCCTGTAGATTGTTTCTATGAAGGACCTGACATGCTGGTAATTGATCCAGATGAGTGTATCGATTGCGCCTTATGTGAACCAGAGTGCCCAGTAGAGGCAATCTGGAGTGACGATGAACTACCTGCAGAGCAGATACCATTTATAGAAATAAATGAAACTATGAGTCAAGTTTGGCCTAATATTGTTGAAACAAAAGAGCCAATGGCGCATGAGAGTCCATACTCATTGGAAGAAGCAATAGCAATAGGTGAAAAACATGTCGAAGAAAATTAAAATACCTAAAACAAGATCACATCTTGAGCTGTTTACTCATGACACTCCTTACGGACATAAAGTACAAAAAGACAAAACCAAAGAAATACCACGAAAAGACAAGTATAAAGATAAAGGAAACGATCCTGTATGATAAAGTTGTACAAGAAGGATCATCCTGACCATTTAACCACATGGAGATGGATAGTTCAAAATAGTGATCAAGAAGAACAACAGCAAAAAGTATCTGAAAACATAAAACACCATAAAATAATATATGATTTTACTCACAACTTTGATCTTGAACAACTTGGAAACGACATTGAAGAAGCAAAAGGATTATATGGAGAGCATGGATGGTCTTCTAATAATAGTAAAGACGGCAAAGATAGTCCATACAGAGGATTTGGTCTTACCTGGAATCCTAATAAAAAACCCTTTGCGAATGAACATCAAAGTGTATTAGGTAGTAATGATAGATCTACATTTACATACGAAGCATCAGAAAATTTAAATGAAAGAGTTAAAGACGAACATAGAGATACTCTAGGTTTTAGTGTAAGAACTAAAGCAAGTAATCATAAAAGTATTGGTACTCTATTAGATAATGTTAATTGTACCTTAGTAAAAAGCAGAATATCTACAATTTATGGTAATACACCTGTAATGGGTACTAGCAGACCTTTCCATAGAGATGCAAATGTTTTCATAGGCACAAGAGTTAATATACCTATTACTACAGATAAACCTTATGTATTTGATTTAAAAACATTACCTGAACCTTTACATCTTAAACTAGGACATGCTTATAGTTGGGACACATCTACATTACATAGAGTTATAAGTATGCGACCGTGTAATAATCCTCGCACACATATTGTTATAAATGTCTCTCCTTGGTGGGATTGGAATGCACAAGAAGAATGTTGGCAAACAAACGAGTTTTATGGACAGATACATCCAATAGAAATGGTATATGAAGGACACATAATGAAAGGTTTAACGGCAGTATGATAGAACGAGATATACAATATTTCAATGACCCTTTTAAATATGTAGTAATAGACGATTTTTTTAGTAAAGAAGATTTAGAATTTGTTACTAATACACTTAATACTATTCAAGAGAAAAAAGACTTTGATAATATTTTTGATACACAAAAAGCAAGAAAAAGAAAACTTGCAAAAGACTTACATGATTATAACATAGAGCCAAATCAAAGATTTGCAAAGTATTTTAAACTTGCAGATTCGTTAGATATAAAACAAGATAAAGAAAAAATTTGTACATCTCAATATGTCTATTCTTTTAGAGTAAAAAAACTTGTAGAAGACTATCCTATACACACAGAAAATATACACAAAGGAATATCATTACTAGTATATTTAAGTGAAGAAGAAAATTACGGTACAGAGTTATACGATGAAGATAAAAATTTTGTTAAACGAATAGAATGGAAAAATAATAGAGCATTCATAATGTCTGGATTCGATAACCAAAATGGAACATTACAAGGTACAAGTACTTGGCATACATATAGAACTAAACCAGAATCTATTCGCAGAACTTTTTTTGGACATACAGTATGCACTAAAGAAAGTGTACTGAACCATAGTTTGTATGAAGACTATTATGTAAAAGGATATGGGAACAACCATATTAAAAAAATAAACAAATAAAGACACTTCGATTAAAGGATAAGAATTGATAAATACTACTATAATATAATTAATTATATTTAAGGAGTAACAAATGTCAGTAAAAGATATGTCATATCGCGAACGCGGTATCCTAATAAGTCTAGTTGCACACCAATGCTATTGTGAACCAGACAAGTTATTAGAAGCAAGGCCTGGAATCAGAAGCCTAGACCCAATTAAAAAATTTTTAAATAAGCCTTTACCGCCTACATATATAGATGTAGATGGTGCCCAAGCATACGTTTTAAGTGATAAAACAGATGTAATAGTTGCATGTAGAGGTACAGAGCCTACAGCAATAAACGATATTCTAGCAGACCTTAAAATGTTTCCGGTGAAACATCATTTAGGTGGAAGAGTACACAGAGGGTTTTATGCAGAGTATGATAAAGTAATACCAGGCATCAAAGACGCATTAGCAAAACACAATAAGAAAGGTGATAAGACTGTATGGGTTACAGGACATAGTTTAGGTGGGGCAATGGCTGTATTAGTTGCGGCTGAGTTACAACCTAATGGTGGCTTACATACATTTGGACAACCTAGAGTTGGTGGAAGAACTTTCCTTAAATCTTTAAAGAACATTAGTTACTACAGATATAGAAATAATAATGATGCAGTTACTATAGTACCACCTAGTTTTGGTATTGTATTTAAACACGGTGGTGTTTTAAGATATATCAATACAGCAGGTAATATTAATAAGTCTACATATTGGGAACAGTTTGCAGATAAACTTAATGGACATTGGCAGGCATTAAAATCATTTAACTTAATAGATGGTTTTGCAGATCATAGCATGGGTTTATACCACGATCATTTATACAATATGGATGATAACGGTAAACAACTACCAAAATAAGGATACAATATGAACTGGTTAATAATATTATCGCTAAAGGCAATACTATCAAGCATTATAGGTAGTAGTTTTTATCAGTGGTTCCAAGGAACTACAATAGGTATATGGTTTCAAAAGAAAGTAGATACGTTTATGCAATACCTTGCAGTAAAATATGACATAGAACTTGCAAAAAAAGATGCCAAGTTTAGAAAACAATACCCATTAATAGCAGAAAAATTAGATAAATTAGAAAAAGAAGTTTTTAAATCAAAGAAATCTAAATAAAAGATAAATACATACTATAAACTAGACTATGGAGTAAGGAATGGATCTTAGCAATCTTAAATCAGAAGCAGAAAAAATATTAAGTTCAGCAGAACTAAATCCTTTAGAAAAGGTTAAAGGTATTGATAACCTTATCAAACCTAACTTTTCAATCAGAAACACTTACTCAGTAAATACTGCTGAAAGAGTTGAAGGACAATGGGACATGCTTACAGAACTTTCAAACTCTATCAGAGACTTAGTAAGAGAATCTGCATGGGGTGGAGAAACACCAATAAGTTTTAAAGAAGCATTAAACACGCCAGATATATTACCAGAAGAAACTTGGGACATATTAGAAACTATGATAGACCATGACAGAGATATGAACTGGAACTATGTAAACCTTGTACAGTTTAATCTTAAGCACAATAAAAAAGCAGATGGATCAGGTTTTTGGCTATCCCCTCAGCATTTTAGAATGGCGGCTATTGTAGATACAGTTTCCAGAGAACTAAATACTGAAACAGGATTTGATCTTGATCTTGTAAAAGCATTATACAAAAACGAAAATCAAATACCACAAGCAATTGAACCGTCAATTAAAACTCTTAGACACATTTAACTTAAACATAGTTATTTAAAGGGTTCCCTTATCTGATAAATATATGCATATATAAAACTTATAGGGTAACATAAATGTCAAACAAGACTCCGTACGAGATACGTTTAGACTTAGTTAGAGAAGCAAAAGAAATTCTTCAGGCTAAAGCAAAAAATTCAGAAGATATGCCAACCACAGAGGAAGTCCTAGCGGAAGCGGAACGATTGAATGAATTTGTATCTAAAAAACCATTTAGCGACAGATAATAAAATAGGCACTTAGGTGCTTTTTTTATGACTTTTATTTCAAAAGATAAATACAAATACATATAAGTACATTATTATCACACACATAATATTCTAGATAACAAATAAAAACACACGGAGATATATTATGTTAGACCCACGAATAGACCTAGCAAACATGCTACACGAACTCAGAGAGAAACTTAACGAAGTTGAGATGAAGCTCTGGGAAATACCTCATCATGCAGAACCAGTTGAAGAATACGAAGCAGTATTTACAGCACCTGCTGAAGGTGATTACCTACATCCATTAACACCAACACATGAAAAACCAGAAGCCTTCAGCGATGCGGCTTATTGGGACGACTGTTGCCAGTGTTGGATGGAACCTACAACATGGGAATGGGACACATACAACTATTGTGACAATGCTAACGCATCTGTTTCATATGAATGTGAATCAAACACATGGGTAGAAGGCAGTGATTGGAGTAATGATTATGCCACAGAATGGCATGACTATGAAGCAACCACAGTCTTTGTTGAAGAAGACCACGGACACGAAGCAAATGCAGACATGCCTGAAACAATGGAACCAGTAACTACTGAGCCAGTTTTAGATGCAGACGGATTTGTTTTAGAAACTGAGGCTCCTATGGAACCGGCTCCAGAAATGGAACCAATGCCAGAAACTGAACCAATGCCAGAAACTCCAGCAACTGACATGGCTCAAGACGACACAAACCCTCCAAGTTAAATTTTTGACTTGAACCATTAGGGCGGTTTTATATCGCCCTTTTTCATCTATATAATTTCTATCCTTACTATAAATAGTTGCTGTAATAAAGGCTGGTATAGCTCAGTAGGTAGAGCAACTGATTTGTAATCAGTAGGTCGTCAGTTCGAACCCGACTACCAGCACCATTATTACACGGACCCTACTAGTAGGGCAAATAAAAACGTTGCAATAGCAACAGGAAGGATATTATGGTTAAAGCAAAAGCAACCAAAAAAGCAGTAGCAAAAAAAGTTACAAAAAAAGTAGCAACTAAGAAAAATGAAATCGTAGAAATTGATTTTGATTGGACAAAAGTTGGAGAGAACGTTCAAAAGAACGCAGAGCAAATCAGCAAGAACATTATGAAGAATGCTGAAACAATTGGCAACAATATTGCTAGAAACTCTAAAGCAGTTGGTGATAGAATGACTGCATACTTAAACAGAAACCTTTAGTATTAACAAGGGGCGGTAGCTCAGTTGGGAGAGCGCCTGGTTTGCAACCAGGAGGTCGGAGGTTCGATCCCTCTTCGCTCCACCATTTAAGGAAGATAGATGGAATTAAACAAGTTAAATTATGAATGGGATAATCAATTAATTGATCATGACCATGAAAAATATAATTGGCGTCAGTATTTTATAGATGCTGTACAGGAAAAATACCCACAAGTAACTGAACTTGAAAAATTACATGAAGTAATGGACCCAAATGAGATTAATGATTTTGTTTGGGACGTCCAACGCATCTGTAAAACAGAAGAGTTTGCTAGAAAGTTAGACGACTTTGTAGAGGACATTGCAAGACCTCGTTTAGGCGGTTCAGACTTTATGGTTCAGGATGTAGTTGGTGTAAGGGTAGTTATACCCAATCAAGCCAAGCATGGCAGAACATTAAATTTCCATCAGGGTATATGGTTTGGGCATGGTCCAGGTATGTTTAGTATCTGGAGTCCAATTACAGAAGCATGGGACTCTAATACTATGCAGATACTTCCTTGGCAACAAAGCAGAATGATTACACAAAAGACTTATGATGAGCAATTGAGTTATCAGGAAATACAAAAGTTATGTTTAGATCACAGTATTCCGTGTACTGCATCTCCAGGCCAAAGTTGGTTGTTCCAACAAGGACATCTACATGGTAATATAAACAACGAAACAGATATTACTCGTTGGAGTTTTGATACCAGAGTGTTAGTTAAAGGCGGCAATTACGGCAGACGTAGACCCGGCGGATATTTTAGATTACATGGAGAATATAGACAACCGTTAGACAACATTGATACAAATAAAACATGGATAAATTATATAGACATGAATAGTAGATTTTGTGAAACTACACCGTTCTTTGTTACTAGTATGGTTATGCAACAATTTTGTAAAGATGTTGGTATTGTGCCGGCAGACTATCCATTAGAATTAAGTTTTTGTCATTGGGAACCAATGTTAGAAGACTTTATTAAAGATCCAAATATTCATGGCATACTTTTTCCTAGTATATTAGGAATCACATACGATAAACAGAGAAGAGATGAGCTTATTGATCTTGCATTAGCAAATAATACCGATCTTTTATTTGTTGACGAAAGGATATTGTTAAATAACGACAAGGAAAGAAAGTATTTAGATAAAATATTTGAATACATAAATGATGAAGAAGACCCAGACTTATTACTAGGACACACAAGATAAAAATGGCAAAGAAAAAAACTACAAAACAACCTAAACAGGTACAACAGACACAACAGGCAACTGATGATGTAATGTTTAATCTGTTAGACTCCAAGATAGAGATACCGTTGGGTTTACTAAGAGAAAAACATATCTTTATTGCAACACCTTGTTATGGTGGACAAATTGGAGAGCCATATTTTAGAAGTATGATGAGACTTGCTATTTTATGTAACAAATACAATATACAGTATACTGTTAGTACATTAGCAAATGAAAGTTTAGTTACTAGAGGTAGGAATACACTTAATAGTTTCTTTATGGAAAATTCATCAGCAACACATTTATTTTTTATAGATGCAGACATTGAGTTTAATCCAGAAGATATTTTAAGAATGGTTGCATATGACAAGCCAGTTGTTGTGGGTGCATATCCTAAGAAAGCATTAAACTGGACTAGTATTATTAGTGCCGCAAGAGCAGACGATTCAGAAACAGAAGAAACAATTGAAGGGCATAGTTCAAACTATGTTGTAAACTTTGATTTCCTAAAAGACAAAGACGGTAATAATACACCACAAGTACAAATAGAAGATAACTTAGTTAAACTTAAAGACGCTGGTACAGGTTTCATGTGTATTAAGAAAGAAGTTATTCAACAGATGTTTGATGCACATCCTGAAATGAAGTATGTAAATGATATTAATGTAGATCAAAAGTTTGAACCATTCATGTATGCATTATTTGATACAATGATAGATCCAGACAGCAGACGTTACTTATCAGAGGACTATATGTTTTGTAGAACATGGCAAAATATGGGCGGAACAATTTATTTAGATCCTAGAACAGCACTTAACCATGTTGGACATTATACGTTCAGAGGAAACATTAGAAAACTATTTACAGGTGAAAATAACTACAGCAGGAAACAAGAGGTACAAAGTAATGGCAAAACAACAACCTAAAAAAGAAGTAAGCGATTCAGTAATATCAGTATTACTACCCACAAGAGGTAGACGTGAAGTACTGAAAACAAGTGTACAGGGTTTGGTTGAAAAGGCCAACCAAAAAGATAAAATTGAAATACTATTTGGTATAGACGAGGATGACGAAGGCATAACTGAGTATATCAAAGATGACTTGGCTCCTTTCTTTAATGAACATGGCATAGAAGCAAGAGCTAGTGTGTTTAAGCCATTAGGATATGAGAACTTACATATATACGTTAATACTTTGGCTGGGGCGGCAACAGGCGATTGGCTATTCTTTTGGAATGATGATTGTGTTATGGTCACAGAAGGCTGGGATGATGTTATTAGACAACATGATGGCGAATTTAAACTATTAGGACCTAAAGATAATCACGAAGGACATCCTTATGCTATATTACCTATAGTACCTAAAGATTGGTTTATACTAATGGGACACCTAAGTCAAAACGCACAGAACGATGCTTGGTTAAGTCATATTGCATACATGTTAGATATCTTTGAAAGAGTAGACTTTGAGTTTATTCATGACAGAGCAGATATCACAGGCAACAACGATGACGAAACTTTCCAAAACAGAAAGTATATGGAAGGTAATCCAAGTGACCCTAAGGACTTTGGCCATGCAGATATGCAACAGGCAAGAGTCAGCTCAGCGGCCAAAATAGCATGGTACCTAGATAAAATAGGTAAACATTCAGACTGGTGGGATAAAGTTACTGCAAACGAGCAAGACCCATTTGAAAAAATGAAGTGGGCAGATGGTGTTAAGGGTGCAGGGCAGTTAGCATCTGTAGATGAACGACAAGAACTACCTGACGACACAATTATTAGCCTATAATACTTGACAAGTACATAAATTTTGCTATAATATACTTCTAAACTGGAGTAATATTATGGCCACTCATGCAATGATAGACATAGAGACACTAGGCACTGAGCCTGGAAGTGTAGTATTAAGTGTGGGTGCTGTAAAGTTTGACCCATTTAATAACATAGAACCCAATAACGGCAAACATTGGATGTTAGACGTAGATGCACAAACTAATGTTGGTAGACTCGTAGATGAGAGTACACTAGCATGGTGGGGTAAACAAGAACAAAGTATCCAGGACAGAGCATTTTCAGATGAAGGTAGAACTGACATAGAGCCTTTTATGAAGGACTTAAACGGTTGGTTAGTTGGCTGTGATACTATATGGTGTCAAGGCCCACAGTTTGATATGGTAATTTTAGAGGATCTGTTTAAAACATTTAACCATCATATGAATTGGTTTTTCTGGCAAGTAAACGACTGTAGAACTTTATTTAAGATGATGCCAGTAGACCCTCGTAAAGCAATACAGGAAAATTTACATGACGCTCAGGCAGATGCACATTGGCAAGCCGTATGTGTTCAGAAGTTTTATAAAGATTACAATATTTTACCTAGATAATAAGAGGGCTCACGCCCTCTATAATTAAAATACCTTAGAAGCAATGTTGTCAAACGACCCTGCTTTCATCATAGTATCAAATTTCTTTAAGTATTCCGATGCATAACTGCGAGTTAGCATGGCTACTTTTCCTATTGGATTCGCCATCTTTTTCTCCTTTTTGAGTGTAACAACTGTATTGTACTTTACATTATCACTGGTGTGAACTGTAAATTCCTTGTAACTTATGTTACAGTTGTGTTACATTTTTATTTATCTTTTCTACACATTTATTTGCCTTTTTAATGAATAAAGGCTTGACAATATACAAAGATTTGCTATACTAGTTGTATATTAAATATTTAGGTAGGAGTAAATATGAAAACATTAGTAATAAACACACAGTATAGAGAGAACTATGCCGCTCATAATGAAGATTTTGTTGAAGGTGTATCTTTAGACTATTGGAAATTTAAAGGCGGTAGTACATATTTTGTTACCGACTTAACCGAGAGCCAAGTTGCTAGAATAGAAGCAAAAGGTATCCCAAATTTATCTAACTTAATTGAATACAGCAATGCTGGTTCTCAAGAGTATATTCTAGACTACGAAGTTAGAGAACTTGGTAAGAATGGCGACGGCAAAGGACCAATTTGCGAGCCATGGGAAACTCCAATACAGTTTTACTATTCAGATAGTGAATGGAAATGTAGAACTCATCATACATATGGTGAAGATGAATATATTGCAAAACCTATTATTGGTAAAGCAGAGCAATGGACTCCAAGGGAAGGCGGTGATAGGAAAACTGGTAGTTATACATGCCAGTATAAAACACCAAATGGCTGGTTTGATCAAGCTCATCCTCAACTTAAAGAAGAAGTTGAAAATGCAAAAATGGAGGCGGTGTAATGATTACAGAAAGAAATACAACTGTCCTTGCTAGTAAATATGAACCTACAAAGAATATGAAAAAGTTTATAGAGAAATGTACTGGTGCTAAATTAACTCCAGTAAAAGGTAAAGAAGATGCTTTTTGGATATCAGGGGATAAAAGAGGCAATTACTATGAGCAAAAGTATTACAAAATAGTTTTTGGTTTTGTAAATCAGGTATCATATACCCCAAACAGATCTGAGAAGTCAGGCTATGGATTTGACATCCAATCAACAGGAGATCTTAATGGTTGGCAGTTAATGGGCGAATATCGTAAAATGATTAAAGAAGCAATGGCAAATTATAAAGAAAAGAATGCCTAAAAGGCTTGACAATATCTTAAAAAATGCTATACTATATGTATATTAAATAAACGGGAGTAATTAATATGACAAACTTAAACACAAAAAACCAAAGCAAAGACAAAATTGTATCTACATCAGGTTACAGTATTGGATCTTTTACTTGCTACAACGCAAATAACGATGATAGTGCTACTATCCAACTTACTAGTTTAGAAGAAATGTGGTATGGACACGAAGAAAACATAGACCACCCAGAAGGTTCAGAATACCCAGTAAGTATAAATGTTCCTCACATGAAGGTGATGAGAGACAGAGTTGCTGATAGTGTTCTTAATAGAACTGGTATTGATATTAGAGATTTTGATAGCATTATACATGCTACAACATCTCCTGGTAGAGACAAGCAAGGTAACATTATCGAACATGGTAATGAAAACATTATTAGGAACGTATAATGAATCCTTGGAATATAATACAAAAACTAGAGAGCAATAATAGTTCTCTATTTAAGCAAGACGTAATTGAGCAGGAAATGGATTCAGTATTCATTTTAGGTGCTACAATGTGTCTTGACCCATTAGTTACTTTTGGTGTTAAGCAAGTTCCTTTTAGTGAGCAAGACGGTGATGGTATTAGTTTAGATGAGTTTAGAGCTCTTGCTGAACAACTAATTGAACGTACACTAACAGGACATGCGGCTCGTGATGCCATACAGGCACTTTGCGATAAAGCAACTAACGAGCAATGGAACGATTGGTACAGACGAATACTAATCAAAGACCTTCGTTGTGGTACTGGTGCTAAACTTATTAACAAAGTTAAAAAAGATACTATTCCACTATTTGGTTGTATGTTAGCACATGACGGTGCTAAACATCCTAAGAAGATTGCTGGAGTATGTTATATTGAATACAAATACGATGGCGTTAGAGTTATTGCTATTGTTAAAAACGGTGATGCTACATTGTATTCACGTAATGGTAAGTTGCTAGAAAACTTCCCACATATTAACGAAGCATTAAGTAAGCCAGAATTTGAAGGGCTAGTATTTGATGGCGAAGTAATGAGTGATGATTTTCAAACACTTATGAAGCAAGTACATAGAAAAACTGGTGCTCAAACTGAGGATTCTTATCTTGCTGTATTTGACATGCTAACATTGGAAGAGTTTAACGAAGGCGGCACTAGAATGTCTGCTATTGATAGACGTGATAGGCTAACTCAGTTAAGCAGTTTGTTTAACTACAGAATACAGTTAGTTGAAGCAACACTTGTTAACCTTGACTTAGACGAAGGACAAGCACAATTCAAAGACATGAACAAACTTGCGTTAGACGAAGGCTATGAGGGTCTTATGATTAAACCTGTACATGAAGGTTACAAATGTAAACGTAGTCATGCTTGGTTAAAAATTAAGCCGTTTATTGAAGTAACACTTAAAGTTATTGCATTAGAGGAAGGCACAGGTAAAAACGAAGGCATGTTAGGTGCTCTTGTTGTTGAAGGTGATGACGATGGTAAGTTTTTCCATGTAAACGTGGGTAGTGGACTTACTGATGACATGCGTAAGGATGTTTGGTCAGCACAGGATAGTGTTATTGGACAGTTAGTTGAGATTAGAGCTGATGCGGCAACGCAAAGCCAAGACGCTGACGATGTTTGGAGCCTAAGGTTCCCAAGGTTTAAGACCTTTAGAGGTTTTGAACTAGGTGAGAAACTGTAATGACTACTAAGCAAAAGAAACAAATTAATAATTTCATACAGTCTACATTAAAAATTGTAGGTTGTACATTTTTGTTCCTTGGTATGACTATGGCATTAGGCGTAAATCCTCACATGGAACTTACTTCTTACTTGCTGTTATTTGCTGGTACTCTAATGATAATAATACATAGTTTTAGAGATAACGACCACATGTATTTGCTAGTATCAAGTGCAGGATTTGTACTTGTTGGCGGTGCATTCTTAGACACAGAAACAGCAATAATGATCGCTAACAATTACGGCATTGCATTAACCGAAGAACAAGGCTGGTTTGCAAAATACGGTAAAGTATTTGTAGAAATTATTAAAGCAGTTACATAATAAATAATACTGTGGGACAATATACTGATAAAATAAATGCTATAGCAGAAGACTTTGCTGTAATAGACCATTATGAAAGTTTGTCAGCCTTAGAAGCCCGAGACGGAATGATGATTATACATTACAATCATGGTGGTAAACAAATTACATTTAACAGAGATAGCACCTATGAAGAAACGTCAGGAAAGGCAGGAGAGGTAATTATTATTCCTGCTTTAGACCAAGACTACATAAATTTAAAAGAGAGGTACACATCAGACACCTGGGGTTCCAGAATAGGAAAATGGTGGAAACGTGTTACTAATAAAAAATATAACCCTAACACATGGTGGATTGACAACGATTAACTTTATGTTATACTAGAAGAAATTAAAAAATATGCAAGATAAAAAAAGAACAGAAGACGACCAGGTTAATATACAAGATGTTTGTAAACATTTAGACATCGGGAGATATGACTTAATAGAACTTTCAGCCTGGGTAGCCAGAGCAGAAAATTTAAGACCTGTAGAAGCATTAAAAAAATTATTAACTATTGAATCTTTAGAAGTTTATATTAAAGAACTAAAAGAGAAATTAGTTAAAGAAGAGTTTAACAAAAAGTTTTGAGGAGCCCGTGTGGTATTTCGTAAATTGGGTATGGCAGAAAAAGTGAAAAGTGTCGCAAACATATCACTCCATATAAATTCCCTAAGTGTACCGCTCCTCACACCTATTTATCAATAGGGGGTTGAAAGCCTCGGGTAAGGGACAGGTTCACGAAACAACACCAGTCCACAATTTAGTACACGACATGAGTGTAGACTGTGAACCATCCCTCCAGTTTTTTGCCGCATTCGTCTAGTGGTTAGGACACCGGGTTTTCATCTCGGCAACAGGAGTTCGATTCTCCTATGCGGTACCATCTTATAGGCTATAAATATATACATGATAGTAATCATATATCCTACTGGCACAAAACGAAGTGTGCATCTAAATCACTTTGTTGTTGAAGCAGAAAAAGCCGATCCTGAATGTAAAGTAATTTCATCTGAAGAATTTTCACTGACTCAAATAGATAAATGGCCAGATAATACTAAATTTATTATCCGAGTAGGCTCCCATTACATAAATGAAGTGTTGCCCGTATTACGACGATTGTGGCATAAAGGAATGTATACTATTTTCCCTAATGTACCTGCTATTAATACATGTTCAAATAAAATCTTATTCTGGCAAGCATGTCTTAAAAATAATATAGAAGTACCAATGACTAAGATATTTACAAAGGAAGGTGATGATCATATCCCTTATACGTCCACAGATTTTACAGAGTTTGGAGATTGTGTAATTAAACCTAGTATTGGCTCCCTGGGTAGTGGTATATACTATTGTAAATCTAATGAAGTTAAAAATAAAATATCACAGATAATTGCTAGTGAAGACGAATTTTATAATAACTGTGATATAATTGTACAAAAGGAAATTAAAAACAAAAAAAATATACCACAAAGCATAAGAGTATTTTGTTTTAATGGTGAGCCTACTGTAAGTATTACCTTAACAAATACAAAAGAACTACACGACAAAGCAGACGCAAGCCTTAAAGTAAAGCCTGAAGTGTTATATAACGAAGACGGAGAAGTTATAGACAGCATAGGAACAGATTTAGACTTTGAATCAGTATCTAATCTAAATAGAGGTGGTGTTGCAGGACCGTATTTTCCTTCTGATAAATTAAAGCAAATATGCAGAAACGTATGTAAAGCAACAGGTATAGAGTTTACAGCAATAGACTTTATACAAGATGAGTTAGATAATTTTATATGCTTAGAAGCAAATATATCTCCTCATTTAATTAGAGCGTTTATGATTTATAAAGGCAGGGTTAACCATGCAGAGATGATATGTAATCATCTTCTTGACAATTCTAATAAAGACAGTATAATATTATGATGAGTGTACTAATAAACGGAAGAATTAAAAACAAGAAAAAAGTTGAAGATTTTGTTTATAACACTTTATTTGATCTTATGCCCAGACTGAAACGTACTGTGTATATAGATATTGATGTAGTAACAACATGTGATGCAGGTAATTCTGCATTATGTTGGGGCGACAATGAGGAAGTGCAGATAGAACTAGCACGTGAATCTAATGGTAAAAAATTTACTCTAGAGGAAATGATGTTACACTTAGCTCACGAACTAGTACATGCAAAACAATTTATTAGAGGGGAGTTACATCCTGGTTTAAAGAATTGGCGAAATGTAGACTACTCAAATACATCATACAAAGACACCCCTTGGGAAAAGGAAGCATACTTACTCGAGGATGAAATTTTAAATAAATATTGGAAATAAAATGGCAAAAGCAAGTAGAAGAAAACAAAATAAATCACTTATTAATGGTACTGGTAGAAAAAGTACATCAACTGGAATTGGTGGTAGAGGACGCAAAGTAAAAATTGCTATGTCTACTATGAACAAAGGCAAAAAAAGATGTGTAAAAGCATATAGAGGCCAGGGTAAGTAATAAGG